ATTCATATTACATACTTTATCAAGAGGGGTTTTACCCCTCTTTTTTTATGTCAATCTAAATAATTAAAAAACTCATGACCTCAAAAAGTAGTATTGGTGTTCAGGGTAAATTTTTAAATATAGAAATAAAAAAGAAAATAAAATCTTTTAAAAGTTTAAAAGAAGGTGAGGTTCAACCTGAAGAAAAGAAAAAAGTAACTAATTTAATATTTGAAGTAGGTGCTGATACAAAACCTATCCCAAAACTAGTAAATCATCTTGAAAAAAAATTTGGATTAATGTCCTCAGATAATAATTCATATGATTTTGGAACAGTTAGAGGTGGAAAAGCAATTACTCACAGAGTAAATTTTATTATAAAAAAAGTTTCTCAGAAAACACCTACTAAGGTTTTTGAAAAGGGAACAACAGAAGTTTTTAATCAAGCTTTAATTAATAATAAAAAATTTAAAAGTGGTACAGATATTTTAAATGATAAAGATACAAGAAAGAAATTAGATAAAATTTTTAAAGGTTATGAGGGTGAGTTAACTAAATGGTCTCATACTTTTTATGAACAACAAAAAGAATTTTTAAAAGAATTTGGTAAAAATGAATGGTCTGCATTTGAATATGATAATGAAAAAGACTTTGTTAAATTTTTTTCAGAACAAATTAAAAGAGTAGGAAGAACTTTAACAAAAGATAAAAAGGGTAATATAATGGTTGTAGAACCTGTGGGAAGATATGAAGTTTGGAATCCTTCTGATATTTGGGCAGCTTATAAATTACCACAAGTACAAAAAGATATAGAAAATAATTTATCACCAGAAACTCAAAGTTTAGCTGAATTAAATACTATGTTAATATCTATGTTTAAGAAAAGAAGATTAGTGGGTATATCTTTAAAATTAATAGGAAAGGGTAAAGAAGCAAAACTTGTTTATAGAAATGATAAACCAGAAAATATGAGAATAGCAAATATTGAAACACTTGATTTTAAAGATATAGAATTTGATATTAATAATATTTGGGCACCTGGTGTTGCAACTGTTTATATTAAGTATGGAAAATATTTTAGTGTTAATCTTACTAGAAATGATTCAGGAATAACTTTTGCATCTCAAATAAACAGAACAGCTGCACAAGGAGGAAATACTCCTGTTGATATGGTTCAAAAACTTTTGAAAACAAATGTAACTAGTAATACTTACTCAAAAAACATAAATGATTATCCAAAAAGTTTTGAAAAATTTGCAGAAAAAGTTGAAGAGTATGAAAAATTATATAATATTGTAAAACCTTATTTTAGTGGTGCACCTCCTTTTGGTGGAACTGGCAAATCTTTTGTGTCTACAATTCAAGAGGAATTTGGAGGTAAAACTAAATCAGGTAAAAAAGGTGTTAATGGAACAGCAAAATTAATGCTTCTTACATTTTTTGGAAATGCTTTTAAAATTACAGATAAAGATAAGAAGAAAGAATTTTGGACAGATATATTATACATGGGTATGAAAGTAGGTGGAGAAGGAAAAGGTGAGTTTGCTCCTCATGTTAAAATTGGAGAAAAGAGTTCTTGACCTAAATAATTAAAAACTAATAAAATGGTTTGGCATATTAAAAAGACAAGCATAATGGCTTCAGCAGGTGT